CCAGCAGCAATTGTCGGAGTCAAGGGTGGTCGCAAGGGTGCGTTCTACGGCTGGCTGGTTGTGAAAGGGATTGGATCGCGCCGACGAACTGAAAACGGAACCTTCACGGTCAAGGCAGTTAGAGCAAGACCGTTTGTTGATCAAGTGGTAAAGAAGCAATCAAACCTTGACCGAGCGGTAGAGTCATACAGTAAGACGGTGGCCGCGTTCTTGAACGACGAGCCGTTCCGCAACACCATCCTCAAGTTCAAGAGAGGTAACCAACGCTGATGGCTGGAAACCAGACCGCCAACTTCGTCGTCAAAGCCAAAGACCAGGCTACTGGGCCGCTTGGCAAGATCGGCACCTCAATGGGCAAGCTGCGCCGAACGAGTATCAGCGCGTTCAGCGGCATTGCCAAAGGATCGCTCGCACTCGGCACGGCATTGGCAGGACTCGCAGCCGTCGCAGTCAAGGGCGCAGCAGATGACGAGCGTCAGACAATCCTGCTCAATGCTGCACTGAAGCAGCGCGGTCTGTTCACTGAGGATCTCAACGACAAGATCAAAGAGCAGATCCTCTCGATGGGCGCGCTCGGTATCGCAGACGATCAGGTGCGCGCTGGGCTAGAGGTCGGTTCACGATTCTTTACTGATCAGGCGACACTCCTACAGGCGAACGCCGTAGCGGCAGACATTGCCGCCGTCACCGGTCAGGATCTTGCAGAAGTAATGACCACGCTCGGCAAGGGCGCGCAGGGTACGACTCGTGGACTGAAGGCACTTGGCATCACGGTTGAGAAGGGCGCGACGATTCAGGACATCTTGACTGCTGCGACCGCTAAGTACGGCGGCACGGCCGCAGAGATCGCCAACTCCACGAGCGGCAAGTTTGCACGCTCGCAGGTCAGGTTCAACGAGACAATGGAGGAACTCGGCTACAAGTTGCTGCCGACCGTCAACAAGTTCCTTGACTGGCTCGCCACGACAGGTATGCCGATCTTTGAGAGCATCATCAACGCGGTGGCTCCAGTGCTGCAAGACCTGATCGACAATGGCATTGCGCCCCTAGGCGAGTCACTCGGCGCGCTGTTTGAGGTATTCGGTGGTGCAGATGGATCTGCCAACCTGTTGATCATTGCGCTCACGCCGCTCAAGATCTTCCTCCAGGCTCTCAAGATCACCATTGATGCCATCGTCTTTGGTCTAGAGAAGTTGTTTGCCGCGCAGGGCGCAGCGGCGAAAGCAGGAGTGACCTCCGCCGGATACTCGCCCTATCTCGCCAATGCAGTGACCTCTGGCACATTCACGCCACCTGCCACGACCAACAACATCTTCATTGGCACAGGCAAGGTTGACACCGTCGTGACTGACTCGATCAACCGCACAGGAACATTCAAGCGAGGCCGCTAAGTGGCAAACCCATTCAGCCTGATCGTCGCTGGCGTTGACAGCGGCGCGAACCTTCTTGACCTCCCAGCTCCGAGCGCGCTGACTACGCCGTATGTCGATCTGGGCAGTCTCTCGCTGACGCTCTCAGGCGACGGCAACGGTGGCTCAATGCAGTTCGATGTGATTGAGACCAAGACCCCAGTAGCAGGACCGTGGTGGCGCTCAGGCGCGGTCTACGACAATGCGCGCGTCCAGTTCTTTGACAGCCGCTACAGCGCGACCACGCCAATCTTCTTGGGCTACATCACCGGCATTGATGCCGTCTTGTTGGAGAACGGCCTTGGCTCGCGCGCAACGGTTAGCGTTGAGGATGCAGACGGCTGGCTCGGTAAGACCATCATTCGCAACGGCAAAACAGGCATCCGCGCCACCTCATATGTTGACTCTTTCACACAGGGCGGCGCATCATCAACTGATCGAGACCACATCAACGCGCTATTGGCACGAGTCGATACTCAGGTCAACGACGCGACCACGCGACAGATCCTGAATACCGCCGTGATCAGCGGTTCTACACGCGCAGTCTTTAGCGGCTCAGCGCAGACCATTGGCAAGCAGACCTTCAAGGCGACGACGCTTCAGAGCGCGCTTGATCAGATTGCAGAGGCGGCTGGTGGTATTGCCGATGTGCAGTACCGCTACTGGATTGATGGCGACGGCCGCCTGAACTACGGTCCAAAGACTGCCGCTCCGACCTACGCGACGGCACCAGCAGAGATCGTCACTGACCCTGCAAGCGTGCAGACAGGTAGCGCGGCGAGCGTGACGCGCCTGCTGGCACGCGATCTCACGGTCAACCTTGATCACTCGGACATCGTGAAGGGTATCTTTGTCCAGGCTGACTCAACGCTGGCGCGCTACGACAGCAACCAGACCTACCCTACGGCTCCAACCAATGATCCCTACTTCCGCACCTACACCGGCACCTACAGCCGCAACGGCGCAGGGCTGGCGGCACGCAATGGGCCATTGCCACACGAGATCTTCAGCGCGCCAAAGGTGGTCGCCAAGGCAGATCGCGGTGCAACGATCGGTTCGCTCGCTCGTGCCACGATGGTGACGCGCGGCAAGCCGGTACGCAGCGTCTCGTTCACCATTGCTGGTGGCAATCTTGCTCAGACCTCTGCGCCAGATTGGGAGTACGGCTACAGCCAAGGTTATGCGCTCACCGCAGCTGCGACCTACACGCTCGTCAAGGCGTGGCTCCCAGGGCAGTATGTGAAGTTGACTGCACCAGCGCTGGACCTTTCGTCCACTATTCTCTACATCCCTACAATCACGATGCGGTTCGCTCAGGGTGGCGGCTCGTATCAAGTCGAGTATGAAGTCCAAGGAGACTTCCGACGGCAGTATCTGAAGGGCCTGAGCGTCCTTGTCGGAGGAGAATAACGATGGGTAAGTACGGCACAAACCTAGAAGGCTTCGGCGCATTTGAGGGCGGAGTCAACGCAGACAAGGGCGCGCCGCTCGTCAGCACATCGAGCGACGGTGAGACGGCGCTGCTCTTTGGTCCTGCCGCGCTGCGTGAGATTCAGGCCGGCGTAGCGAACGGCGACTTTGCCATTCCGCCTGACGCGGCCGGAGACACGATCACCGAAAGCAATCCACTGCCGTACTGGACATTCACCGATGTCAACAGCGCTGGCGCGATCACCGCAGCCATCGTCTCTGACGCTGGCGTAGGCTCTGGCAATGTACTGACTTTCACCATTGCCAGCGGCACCCTGACTGGCAAAAGTGCAACGCTCACGCGCTACATCCCTGTTGCGTCATCGCTTTCTCGCTCCTTTGCCTTTTACGCTGAGGCGACATTCGACGGCGGCACGCCGAGCACCCAGGCGACTGCCAAACTTGTCTGCCAGTTTTACAAGTCCGATGGGGTCACCGCCATCTCAGGCGCGTCATTCGACTCTGCTACTTACACATTCACTCAGTTGCAATCTCCGACAGGCATCACGGCTCCTGACTTCTACGGAATTGCTCCAGACTTCACGACTATGACAGCACCAGCCGATGCTGCCTTCTTGAAGTTGACCATCACGATTGCAACAGTTGCCACCCAATCCGCACAGCGCGTTGTTGGCTTAACAGAAGTTCGAGTCACAAACGGTGTGCCAGAAGTGGTACTCACCGATAAGAGCGACCCTGCAACCTATCCTCCGGCACTGCTCACCGCAAACAATGGCGTGCTCAATCTGAAGAGCGGAAGCACAGTTCTGGATCTGGGCGATGGCGGTGAACTCACGCTGGGGCCAGATGTTGAACTCGATGCCACAAACACGGTCACGATCACAAGCGGCAGTTACATCTCACTTGCTCCTACAACTAATGTGACGATTGACGGCGCTAACTCCGAGTGGATCTCGCGCGCCACAAACACAGCAGCGCAGGCGCTGGTCAACAACACCTCAACTGCAGTCTTGCTGAATACGGCAAGCGCTACGCCCACCACCGGCTCCTACGATCCAAATGCCTGGTTTGTCAACGCCAATGACGAGATTGAAATCGGTCAGGATGGCTTCTATGCTATCAGCGGAAACATTGCCTTCGCCGCTAACGCAGTTGGCAGGCGATCGCTCTCAATCATTGTCAATGGCGCAGATGCTGGAACAACTCAGGTTCTTGCCTCACCAGCCGCCTCAACGATTCTTTCTGTCTCAACAAATCTCTACCTAGCGGCAGGCGATACAGTCAGGCTGACAGCGTTGCAGCAATCAGGTGGCGCTCTCAACACAGTGGCAGTCACTGGCGTGTATCCGGCACTGAGCGTCGGAAGGATCGGTGCGTGATGG